TCAAAAAGATAAAAGTGTTCGTTAGTGTTCGCTCACGTTCGTTTCAAATGTGATACTATGCTAGTGTAGAAAAAGAACAGATGCATGGGCAGGTCTGTTCTTTTTTTATAAAACGTGGGTATTAAGTAGATTTTCATTTGATTTCGACTCCTTTATTCATAACTGCCCTAATTTTGATATGAAAACTAATCCTAGATATGCAAACGGTAATTTAAGACGTAAAAATAGAGCACGACTAAAAGCAATGGGATGCCAATGCGGAATATGTAAAGGTAGACTTGGGCCAATACATTATGACGAACCGTCCAACTATATGTTTCCATTATCGTTTGTAGTGGATGAAATAAAGCCGGTTTCTAAGTGGAAACAGTTCGGATACAACAGTGCAAGAGAAGCAGCAGAAGATTGGAATAATCTGCAAGCTGCACATTATATCTGCAATCAATTAAAAAGTGACAAAATCGGCATAAATACAACGAATTCGGCACAAAAGAAACCTACTATAAAAGATGGGGATTGGTAGTTTTCCACAATAGGTGGGGGAGTACCCCTCCCGTAAGGTAAGGCGACTCAGGGCCGTGAGCGCCGATTTACACACAGGGAAATTTTGAAAGGGGTAATTAGGTGGCAAAACTAAAAGGAATAACAAAGAAAAAATCGCGGTTAGAAATGCTTAAAGCACTTGCTTTGGTTCTTGCTGATCAGATTGATTCTAGATTACCACCTAAAGATTTAGGACCAATTGCAAAACAGTATCGAGAAACAATCAACGAGATAGAACAGATAGAAGGGATGACTGATAGTGATGATGAAATCAGTGAAATCTTGTCAACGAGAGAAGCTGATGGGAAGTCAGGAGCCGTCCGTTAGAATCGTTCCAGATTACGAATACTCAGATGGTGATGATGCTGTTAAGATTTTAAAGATTGGTAAGCTTCGCCCTGATCCGTGGCAAGAGAATGCAATGCTAGATTGGATGGGGCGTAACGAAGAAGAACTGTGGGCTTCATCCACATGTGGATTGTCTGTGCCTAGACAGAACGGAAAAACATTAAATGTTTCTGGGAGAAGTGGTGCTGGTATGATTCTATTCGGTGAATGGGTAGTCTACACTGCTCATTTACAAAAAACTGCAACTGAGACATTTTTGGAATTACGAGGACTCTTTGAAACTCCGAAATTAAGCAAATATGTACGAGAGATTAGAAATGCTTTAGGTAGAGAACAGATTATTTTAAAAAATGGCGGAAGGATAGTTTTTGTTGCTAGAACAAGAAATGGTGGTCGTGGTCTTCATGGCGACCTTTTAATTTTCGATGAAGCACAGGAATTGACGACAGAACAACAAGCTTCATTTCTTCCTGCACTTGCAGCAAGTAGAAATCCACAAACGATTTATATTGGAACTCCACCGGATGAACATTGCGAAGGCACTGTCTTTAGAAAGATTCGAGATAAAGCGATTAGTGGAAAGAGCGACAACACATCCTGGTCTGAGTTCTCTGAGAAAGAAATAGGAGATGTGAACGATAGAAGCAGATGGTACAGAACGAATCCGGCACTTGGAAGACGAATCTTAGAAAGTACAATTGCTTCTGAATGTGAACAGATGGATGCTGATACGTTTGCACGTGAACGATTAGGGTGGTGGTCTCCAATTTTAGAAAATAAAGAAGAATATGCAATCGATAAAGATGCATGGAATAAATGTATTTCGGACGAAAGTAAACCGGAAGGAAAAACAGCATATGGAATTAAATTCTCGATTGATGGAACCGAAGTGTGTTTATGCGGTGCTGTGATTCCGGAAAGTGGTCCTGCAAGAATATCGCAAATTGAAAGAAAATCAACATCACAAAGTACAAGATGGTTGAGTGATTGGTTAAATGAGCGATATCACGATGCATCGTGTGTAGTGATTGATGGTCGAAATGGTGTTGATTTATTAGTTGACCGAATCTCCGAAACATGGAGATTAAAGTCGTCAATAATCAGGCCAAATGCAAAGGATATGATTTCGGCAGCAACTTTATTAATTGATAGTGTTAACGAAAATAGTCTTACATGGTATCGATACCAAGAAGATTTAAATGATAGTGCCATAAATTCAACCAAGCGTTCTATTGGTGGTGGATATGGTTTTGGCGGTAGTAATTCAATCCCTATTGAGGCATGTGCATTAGCGTTATGGGGAGCAAAAACAAGTAAACGAGATCCAAAACGCAAAATGCGAATTGGTTAGGAGGGAAAATGAATTTCACATTAGGAATTGGGAAAATATATGGTCTGCCAGCTGTTGAAGAGGTAAAGCTAAGAAAATTAATTAAACTTTGGGATAATCATAAAAGTAGCAATGATAAGAAGAATCGATATTATGGTGGCCATGTTAGATTATCTGATGTCAATTTGGGAATTGCACTTCCAAATGGTTTAAATAGTCTTGAAATCGGATGCGAATGGGGAGCAAAGACAGTTGATGTACTAGCTGCACGTTCTATGTTTGACGGCTTTGTTAGTTCCAATGGAAAAAACAATGACTTATTACAGAAGATAATGAGCGATAATCGTTTGATATCCGAATACATGAAGGCATGTAAAGACCAACTCAAATATGGGTGTACATTCGCAACATTATCAGCAGATGAGGATATTGGTTGCAAAATTCGCTTTCACTCACCATTGACTGCTTCTGCAATTTGGAATGGAGAAAAGGGAAGAATTGATTGTGGACTTGCTATTATCGATACAAAAATTGATAACAAGGACCAAACGTATAAACCTTCACATGTAAATTTATATACAGATACTGATATTTGGGAGCTTACTAAAATTTCAGACTCTAATGAATGGAAGGCAGAAAAATTCCCACATATAATGGGAAGACCATTGATGGAGCCACTTGTTTGGAATGCGACAAGTGATAAACCATTTGGTAGATCAAGAATCAAAGAACCAGTCAGACGATTGATTGAAGGGTATGTTAGAACGGTTGCAAATGCATCAATTGCATTAGAATTTTCTACAACTCCGCAGAAATATTTGCTAGGCATAACAGATGAGCAATATGATGCATTGATAAATGAAAAGTTCAAAACATATGTTGGTTCAATCATTGCTGGAACAACGAATCCTGACACTGGCCAAACTCCTGAATTTGGACAACTTTCACAAGGAACTTTAGAACCACACGTTCAAATGTTACGTATGCTGGCGACACAATTTAGTGCTGCAACTGGATTGACAGTCACTGATACAGGCGTTGTAAATGATGCTAATCCTACATCTAGTGATGCGATTCTTGCACAATCTCAAACTCTTGTTTTACTTGCGGAGCAATTAAATACAACCAACAGTGATGCCCTAAAGGTTATTGCTAGAATGGCGCAAGCTATAGTCCGTGGAGTAGAACTAGATAAGCTGACAGATGAAGAAGAAAGCATTGTTCCGCATTTTAAAAATCCAGCAATGCCATCTGTATCTGTTACAGCAGATGCAGCTGTTAAAATTGCAAGTGTTCGTCCAAACTTTAGTCAAACAGATACATTCTTAGAAATGGTCGGCTTTGATCAGGCAGATATCCGCAGAATTAATGCGCAGGAGCAGCGCTCTAGAGGCACTCAAGTATTGAGTGAAGAATTCAATGCAGATATCAGCGAATGATTGGCAGAAATACGTTAGTAAGCTATCTGCAATCAACACAAAAGCTGGAGAATTATTGCAAGCGTACATTGATAAACATGGATTAAATGATATTGAGTCAGTAATAACATATGCACATGCTCTTGTTACGAAATATGGTGAGGCAGGTTCTGAATTAGCATGTCAAATGTATGATGCGCTAGCTGAGGCACAAGGGGCATATGTTAATCCTGCTGAGCCTGCAGCAATTGCAAATCGTCATGAAGTTGCTGGTGCACTTTTGAAAACACAAGGGACGCTGAACATGATTCCGGCAATAGAGAGACTGGTTAAGACGGCAGCTTCTGATACGATGCTAAAAAATGCGAAACGTGATAACGCAGAGTGGGCGTGGGTTTCACATGGTGATACTTGCGCTTTTTGTATGCATTTATCATCTTTGGGGTGGATGCCTGCTAGTAAAGCAATTCTAAGAGGTGAGCATGCTGAACATATTCATGCCAACTGTGATTGTGAGTTTGCAATACGTTTTGATGGCAAAAGTAATGTGGAAGGGTATGATCCACATAAATTTAAATTAATCTATGATAGTGCAGATGGTAAAACCTCTTTAGATAAGTTGAATGCAATTAGAAGACAGATGTATCCCCAAATTAAAGAGGAGAGAAATGCAAAACGAAGGGAATTATATGGAGCTAGAAAGATACTCAATCCACTAGATAATCCGTTCAAGGATCCAAATACAAAACTTGAAATTTCGATACAAAAACAAAGAAAGCATATTCCTGGAACAATTGAATACGAAAACTACAAAAGAGCGTTTGAAAAAATTGGCCGATATGGACCTTCAATTTTATATATAAATGAGGATGCCTGCCAGGAACTTGTGGAGAATTATCATGGGAAAGGATTTGTAAGAACAGATCTATATGGTAAAATAATACCAGAAGAACTTATTGTAAGTAATGATATTGTGATTGGGGAGGCTGTAAATAATATAGATGGTAATACAGCACCAACAACGGTTTTTAAAATACATTACAGCAAAGGTGGAACACACATTTCACCAGATTATCCTAGTAAGAAGGAAAAATGAAAAAAGGGGGTAGATAGTAATGGAACTGCGTGATTTATATGGAAAAGTTGTTGAATTAAATGTCTGTACTGGCATCAAAATAACAGGAAAAGTTATTGATTTTTACCCGAGTATTTGTACTGATTCTGGGGAAGATGAAATCGATATATTTCCAAATGAAACAAACCATATTATTCTTGTAAAAAAGAGTGAGATTCTATCGGCAAAGATATTGTAGTTAAGATAAGCAAAATTGTATAAAAATATATTTTATAAATAAGCACGGATAACCCGTGCTTTTATTATGGCAACTCGTGCCTTAAACGAGGATGGAGGAAAAATGAACGAAACTGTAGAACAGGGAAACGTCACTGTGGATGAAACACAGGAAAACAATGCTACTGTGAGCACAGAAAACACACAGGAAAAAACAGCACGTACTTTTACCCAACAAGAAGTGGATGATATCGTTTTAAAACGATTGAATAAAGAACGTGCAAAATTTGCGGATTACGAAGATTTAAAAGCTAAAGTAACAGATATTGATGTCTATAAAGAAAAGGCAGAAAAGACTGATGCACTGCAGGCACAGTTAGAGGCTATTACAAAAGCAAATGAAGTCAGAGATATTCGCGAAAAAGTGGCATCTGATACTAAGGTGCCAGCAAACTTATTAACTGGATTAACTGAGGAAGCATGTTTAGAACAAGCACAAGCAATTCTTGCATTTGCAAAGACAAATGGTTATCCGAGAGTTAAAGATTCTGGAGAATTGCAAAATATTCCAACTGGTTCCACTAAACAACAGTTTGCAAATTGGTTCAACGAAACAATAAATAAATAAAAGGAGAAAAAATTATGGCAGAAGGAATCAACACAACAACAATCAAATTACCATCTTCAGTTTCATCTGATATTATTCAAAAATTACAAGAAAACTCAGCAGTAATGCGTTTAGCGCGCAAGATTGACTTGCCAGGCAATGGAGTTACCATTCCTGTTATTACAGGTGATCCAGAAGCAGCATGGGTGGCAGAAACAGATAAGAAGAAAGTATCCAAACCAGGATTAGAAACAAAGTTAATGAGTGCATACACATTAGCAGTTATCGTTCCATTCTCAAATCAATTTAAGCGTAATGCTGAGGCTTTATATGAAGCGTTAGTAGACCGTCTACCTTTAGCGTTAGCACAGAAGTTTGATAACACAGTTTTTGGCGGTGTTGCTGCACCTGGTGAAAACTTTGATACATTAGCGGCTGCAACTGCACAAGATTTAAAGACAGATGTATATAAGGGCTTAGTTGCTGCTGATGCTGATATTGCTAGTCATGGTGGTATTACAAACGGATTTGTAGTGTCCCCACAAATGAAGAGTGAATTATTGCTCGCTGTAGATGCTAATAAGCGTCCGTTATTCGTTAATTCAGCAGCTGATGGTGCTGTACCAATGTTATTAAGTGTTCCAACAGTTTCATCTAAGGGCGCGTATGTAAATGGCACTCCAAAGACATTAGGCTTTGCTGGCGACTGGACACAAGCTGTATATGGAACAGTAGAGGGTGTTCAGATTAGTATCTCTGATCAAGCAACATTGACAGATGGTGCTACAACAATCAATCTATGGCAGCAGAACATGTTTGCTGTACGCGCAGAAATCGAAATTGGTTTCCGTTGCGACAAGTCCGTATTCAATAAGTTGACAAAGAGTGCGTAATGAAAGCGTTTATTAATAAAATCACTGGAACATTAATGTATGTTGATGATTCTAGAGTAGATGAATACATTGAGGCAGGTTATGAACCTGCCTCAGATACTAATGAAGATGAAACTGTTTCTGAGGTAGAAAAGAATACGGATACAGACGAAACAGAGGAAGATTCAAAGAAGACTGATAAGAAGTCAGGAAAGAAAGGAGCGTAAGGATGGCATACGCAGAGATAGTTGATGTAGAAAAAGGCTTTCGTACATTTGAAGAAAATGAAATAAAGAAAGCAACAGCACTGATTGATGAAGCAGGTGTCATTATCGATGCGTATGCTCCTAAAGCTTCAAACGATGTAAAGAAGGTAGTTACGTGTCGAATGGTTAGAAGAGCAATTGGAGATGGTCAAGAGACACAAACGTTTCCGATGGGAGCAACTCAAGGTAGTATTGGAGCTTTGGGATATACTCAATCATGGACATTGAATAATGGCTCTGTTGGGGAGCTTTACCTAGCTAAAACAGAAAAGCAGTTACTAGGTATTGGAAATAAACTTGGTTCTCATAGCCCTTTGGAGAGTTTGCTATGATGGTCGGAATAACAATCGTTCTCTATGATGATATAGAAAAAGGGAAGGACGAATTTGGCGAATCTATTGTCGAAAATACACCAATTGAAATTAGCAATGTTTTGGTTGCGCCAACTTCCACAGAAGATGTTACTAATACGGTGAATCTGACAGGAAGACGTGCTGTATATACACTTGCAATTCCAAAGATTGATAATCATGACTGGGAAAATAAGAAGGTTCGCTTTTTCGGAAAAGACTGGCGTACAATTGGGATTCCACAAGAAGGAATCCAATCGTTAATTCCGCTATGCTGGAATAAGAAGGTAATGGTCGAGCGCTATGAGTAAGGCTCGCTTTAAGTTAGATAGAAAAGGCGTAGGTGAACTTCTAAAATCAACAGAGATGCAAAAGGTCCTACAAGAGCATGCCGGCCGTGTTCAAGGACAGATGGGTGAAGAATTTGAAACGTATATTGCAGGAACGCGTGCTGTTGTTGGCTCCAAAAGCCAAAAGGGTGATAAACAGGCGATGAAGGAAAATAAACTGCTTAAAGCGTTGGGGGGATCTAGAAGAAAATGATAGAGACAGTAATCTATACATATTTAAGCAAGAAGTTATCTGTTCCTGCATATATGTCAGAACCGAAAACGCCACCTGAAAAATATGTTCTTATTGAGCGAACTGATGGTGATGATAGAGAAGTTCGTGAAGCAACAATTGCAATCAAGTCATATGGTGGAACACTTTTAGAAGCTTGCAAGTTGAATGAAGAATTAAAGGATGCAATGAGAGAGATTGTTGAACTTAATGAAATTGCCAAATGCAAGTTAAATAGTGATTACAACTTTACAGATACAGAAACAAAACGATTCCGCTATCAAGCGGTTTTTAATTTGGTTTATTACCAATAGTTAGGAGAATAATAAATGCCAAAAACAAAAAATGTTTCGGTTGCTAAGCCGAAAATCACTGGTGCAATTTACAGAGCACCACTAAAAACAGCATTACCAGCAGATGCAACTACAGCCTTAAATGTAGCATTTAAAGAACTTGGATATGTTGGTGAAGATGGAGTTACAAACAATAACTCTGCCGATTCTGACAATATCAAATCATGGGGTGGTGCAGTCGTTGCGACAACACAAAAAGAAAAGAAAGACACATTTAAGTTCAAGTTAATTGAAGCTTTAAATACTGAAGTTCTTGCTACTGTGTATGGTTCAGGAAATGTTTCAGGAGCGCTAGCTACAGGAATTAAGGTTTCTGCAAATGCAAAAGAACTTGAAAGTGCTGAATATGTTATCGAAATCATCTTACGTAATGGTATTGCAAAGCGTATTGTCATTCCAGAAGGTAAAATCTCAGAGGTTGGAGAAATTACTTATAAAGATGATGAGCTAATTGCATATGAAATTACAGTAACTGCATTACCAGATGATGACGGTAATACTCATTACGAATATATTAAGGAAACTGCTGCATAAGGAGATTAATTATGGCAAAGACAATTAAGAAAACAATTGCTATTCAAAATGATGAGACGTTTAAAGGTGTGACAAAAACTGGTTTTAAATTTGTGATACCGAAGGAAAACTTTAATGATGCAGAATTATTGGAAGTTTTAATGCAGGTTGATGATGGAGAAGAACACTACATCATTAGGGCTGCCGGTATGCTTTTGGGTAAGGAACAAAAAGCATCTTTATATAATCATTGTCGTAATAAAAATGGTAAGGTTCCAGCAGATAAAGTGATTGCAGAAATCGAAGACATTTTTAAAACATGTAAAGAAGTAAAAAAATAATTGCCCTTGCCAGGATGATCAAAACAGACCGTGATGCGTGGCTCTGTGATTTAGCAGAAACATATCATATTTTAGATATAACAGGGTTGTCGATTTTAACATTGGCAACCCTTTCTTTTGGTTTAAGGGAGGATTCACGCATCAAGATGTTGCTTTCAGATTCGAATGTACAAGTAGATAAATTAATGATGGCAATGATGATTGATAGATTGTCGTTGCTTTGGTGGGCGAAAACTAAAGACGGTTCAAAAGGTATTAATCCGCCAAATATGCTAGTAGATAAATTAATGGGGACTACAAATGATGAAGTTAATAGATTCTCATCTATCGAAGAATTTAAATCTGAATGGAACAGAATAGCAGGAGGAGAAATTCATGAGTAATTTAGGCTCTGCATTTGTGCAGATTGTACCTTCTGCGGAAGGTATTACAGGTTCAATTGCAAATGTGCTAGGTGCTGAAGCAGATAGTGCTGGTAAGGCTACTGGATCGAGACTAGTCGATACAATTAAAGGGGTTATTGTTGCGGCCGGAATTGGAAAAGCCTTGATGGCATCTATCAATGAAGGTGCTGCTCTACAGCAATCTCTAGGTGGAATTGAAACTCTTTATAAGGGTTCTGCTGACAGAATGAAGCAATATGCGAACGATGCTTTCGTAACTACTGGATTGAGCGCAAATGCATATATGGAAAATGTGACTGGCTTTAGTGCCAGTTTACTATCGTCATTAAAGGGCGATACAGAAGCAGCTGCTGAAGCTGCTAATACAGCAATGATTGATATGGCTGATAACTCAAATAAAATGGGTACATCAATGGAATCTATCCAAATGGCTTATCAAGGATTTGCTAAACAAAACTACACCATGTTAGATAATCTAAAACTTGGATATGGTGGTACAAAGACTGAGATGGAGCGTCTATTAAAAGATGCTCAGAAAATAACTGGGGTTAAGTATGATATCAACAACCTAGCAGATGTATATTCTGCAATTCACGTAATTCAAAGCGAACTGGACATTACAGGAACAACTGCCAAAGAAGCAAGTACAACATTTACTGGATCATTTGCTGCAATGAAGGCTGCAGCGCTTAATGTTATTGGTGGTCTATCGCTAGGACAGGATATTACACCAGCTTTAGAGGGGCTTGCATCAACTGTTGCAACATTTTTGTTTGGCAATTTTATACCAATGCTAACAAATGTATTAACCGGACTGCCATCAATGGTTGTTACATTCCTTAAGACAGCAGGACCTATTTTTATTGAGAATGGAGCGCAGCTAGTCACTAATTTAATCGAAGGAATAACGACTGGATATCCTGAATTTGTTGCTGGCTTTGCAGAACTTTTAGAAAACATACCTCCAGTTATAGAATCAAACTTTCCAGCGCTTATTGAAAATGGCGTTGCATTAATTTCGAATTTTGCAAATGGAATTATTCAAAAGATTCCTGATTTATTAAATGATTTTAATTACATTCTAATTGATATCTTTGCAATCATTACGGACTACCTACCAGTCATGTTAGAAGGTGGTGCAGATATTCTTCTGAACATCTTACAGGGGCTTGTTGATAATCTTCCGCAATTAGTGGAGGGATTTAATACATTAATTGACTCAACTGTAATGTTTTTAAAAGATAACTTGCCTAAGTTCTTGGAAAAAGGTGTTGAAATCATCTTAAAATTAGCAAATGGTATTTTGAAAAATCTACCTACTATTTTAGGTGCGATTGGCTCTATTATCGGTCATTTAATAAAAGCGATTGTAGATAATCTTCCACAATTATTAGCACTAGGTTTTCAGTTAATAGGGAAGTTAGCAAAAGGTCTTCTTGAAGCACTACCAAATGTCTTATCTGCAATGGCTTCGTTAGTATCAAGCATATGGGATTCTGTAAGTAGTATTGATCTATGGTCGGCTGGTTCTGCAATTATTAACGGTTTCCTTGGTGGTTTGAAGTCCGCCTTTGAAGGTGTGAAGAACTTTGTTGGCGGAATTGCATCATGGATTGCTAACCATAAAGGACCACTTAGCTATGATAGAAGATTGTTGATACCTGCAGGTAACGCAATCATGCAAGGACTTAATAGTGGATTGAAAACATCGTTTGAAGATGTTAAATCAACAGTTAATGATATGGGTGGAAGTATTTCCGAAATGATGAATAGCTCATTAGGAAATAGTATTCAGTCAGATTTTTTAATGAATGCACGTGTTAATGGAAATCAATTAGGAGCCATTGCTAGTCAGAACAATATGGGCACTCAGCTTGGTGGGGTTACGATTAACATTAATGGATATAACGGTGATGCAAAGGAATTGGCAGAACGAGTTAAAGATGAACTTCTAAATGAAGAACGTAGAAAGGAGATGGCTTTCAATGGCTGATACATTTTTATTTAGCGGACGAAAGTCGTCTGCTTTTTCGACCTATGTAGCAGATACTGATGGGTGGAATTCTGCAGCAAGAAGAATGGATGCGATTAATGTGCCAGGAAGAAGTGGTACGTTAACACCAATCAATAGTAATTCGTTCGAGAATATTCAAATCACATATCTATGCTATTTGAAGAACGAAATGCGAACTAAACTAAATGATTTGGTTGGATGGCTTAATAGTCACGCTGGATATCAAAGGCTAGAAGATACATTTCATCCAGAGTATTTTAGATTAGCTAGATATAACGGTTCTTTTGAAGTGATGTCGAAAGATAAACTAACTGCAGCATTCAATGTGGTTTTTGATTGTATGCCACAAAAATTTCTCAAGAGTGGTGAACAAATTACAACATTAAAGACTTCAGGATCAATTACAAATCCAACCAATTACATCGCTAAACCGATTATCAAAATATATGGTACAGGTGTTGTTAAAATTGGTTCTGCTGCTATTAAGATTGTTAAACCAGGGAATGCATTTATTGAATTTGATTGTGACTTATTAAACGCATATGAGGGTTCGGACAATCGAAACAGTAATGTTGAATTGATAGGAGAGCCTGCTCTTTTACCAAATACAACAAACGGAATAACGCTTGGCAATGGGATTACTAAGGTTGAAATCAAACCAAGGTGGTACACAATATGAAACCGATTTTGTATGAGTCTTCAGAAAAACAATTTACAACAAATGGCATTGGCACACTTGCTGATGCCATTTCTTGTACTGTTGTCGAAGAAAGAAATGGTTCCTATGAACTAGAGATGGAGTATCCTCTTGGTGGCATTCATTATGATGAAATTAGAAACAATCGAATTATTTTAGCGATGCCAAGTGATGGCCAAAAAACACAGCCTTTTAGAATTTTTAAAATCACTCGCCCAATTGGCGGAGTTGTAAAAATCTATGCAGTACATCTGAGTTATGACTTGTCAGGAATTCCTGTAGCTCCATTTACCGCAAATGATTGTTCATCTGCTTTGAACAGACTGAAATCTAACTCGATGATTGCTAATCCATTTGAAGTATGGACAGATATTTCCGGAAGTGGGAAATATAAGCAAAATAGTCCTGCTTCATTTAGAAGTCGATTAGCAGGAACTGATGGTTCTATCCTTGATTCATTTGGGAAAGGTGCAGAACTTGAATTTGATAGATTAACTGTTAAAGTTCATCAGAATCGCGGAAGAGATAATGGTGTAACAATTCGGTACGGAAAGAATTTGACTGATTTAAAACAACAAGAATCAATTGAGAATGTAAGAACTGGCGTGATTGCTTACTGGTACAAAGAGGAAAACAATACACAAGATGTCATTGTTGGTGAAATTCAATACCTAGAAAATCATGCTGACTATCCAAAGGAAAATATCCACGTTTTAGATTGCTCTGCAGACTTCGAAAAGAAGCCTGATAAGCAGCAACTAAACACACGTGCAAAGCAATATATTAAGGCAAACAATATTGGAGTTCCGAAGATATCAATTGATGTTTCATTTATCCAGTTATGGCAAACAGAGGAATATAAAAACATAGTCTCACTTGAAAGAGTAAGCCTATGCGATACTGTTCATGTCGTTTTTGAAAAACTAGGTGTCAATGCGGTCGCAAAAGTAATTAAAACAGAATTCGATGTTTTGAACGAGCGCTATATAAAGATTACACTCGGCGAAGCAAGAAGTTCATTTGGAGAAGCAATCAGAGAAGCTACAAAGTCAACGATTCAACCACTTGTAAAATCAATGGTCAATATCGCAGTTAGCAACGCTACTGCTAACATTAGTGGATTTAGTGGTTATGTAACAAAAGTAACTGATGCAAATGGCAACTGGTCAGAGTTGGTTATCTCTGATAACGCAGACTATCAGCAAGCAAGAAATGTATGGCGTTGGTCTCAAGGTGGGCTTGGCTTTAGCTCTAACGGATATGCAGGACCATATACAACTGCTATTACTGCTGATGGTCATATCAATGGAGCAATGATCACTGCAGGTACAATCAATGCCAATACTGTTAATGTTGGCAATAAAGTATTAACTGAAACATTAACGGAATTAGCAGACCGTCATACAGCAGCTGATGGACGTATGCGTGAATTGGCATCACGTATTGAACAGAATACAGACAACATTATCCTTAGCGTGACACGTCAGGAATACGAAGGGTATAAGGCTTTCATGCGTGCGATGTTAGACGAAAATGGTCTGCATGTTGGTGGCGAAGGCGAAGAGACGCAAACAAGTATTAATGGGCGTGGTGTAAAGGTAGTAGATACCAACGGAAAGGTACTTGCACAATTCGATAAGCTGAACAATATTCTTGCATATTTAGCAGTTAGAGAATTTTTGAGCGTTGGTTCTCATCGATTAGAAGCAAAGCTGGATGAGATTGAAATCACAGAATTTGCAAATGGGAATATTAAAACCGGACAAGTTGATTGTACGTATATGTACTGGATTGGAGATGTTGATTAATGGTGTTATTAAACGAAAACTGGAAAGTTGTTTCTGAAGCTATACGAACACCTGGTGCAGCAAACGTTACTTACCAATTATTAGCGCGCATTAATTCGCAATATCATAGTATCGAATTGAATAGAGACTATGTAGAAATCCAAGTTACTTACACAATGAATTCTGGTTATATCTATTCTGGATCTTGGAATTTCTCTGCAACTGGATGTTCTGATGTTTCGGGTGGTGGAACGCTGAGTGGTAGCGGAACACTGATAAGTGGTGGATTCTGGGCTTATCATGATAATAGTGGTAACTACTCGACAAGTATTAATGCTAATTTAAGTTTTTATTTTTCTGCTGCAAATGCATATTTAGATGGTTCTATTGAACTTCCTAATATTCCTCGAGCAAGTGTTCCTTCTTGGAAAAATGGAAAGAACCGTGTAAAGATGGATGGAACGGATACGATTACGTTAGTTCTTGACAAGAAGGTTCCTGCATATCGACATTCGCTAGTATGGGTGATTGGCGATAGTGGGTACAAATGGCTTAATACCAATGACATTGATACGGAATACACCTTTAAACCAACTGAAGAAATGCTGAAATATTCGACGGACGGAAAATATATTTATGGATATTTAGGAGTCGGAACATATGCCAGTGGTGATCAAAATGCAAAGATGATTGGTTCAATGAATATCAGTTTTTTCATAGACCTTCCTGAAGAGAAGTACGGGCCTGTCATTAGTTCTGCAGTTGTAAAGGAAATTGGGAACACAAAGGTTCCTGAAGATAAAGTATTTAGGTACTTGTCAAAAAAGAAGCTGTCCATGCAAGCAGAAGTAAGAGGTTTTTCGACTGCGAAAAATGTGTATGTGATGCACAATAAACAACAATACCCTATGGTGCTTAATAATGATACATATAGTGTTGATTTAGAAGGTATGGCCGATGGGGATGTACAGTTTGTGATAGAGGACAGTAGAGGCTTTAAATCAATTAGAAATTGGCATGGAACATACATTCCTTACTTCTTCCCAACCATAACGGATTTAGTGGCGATTAGAGATAATCCAACATCTAATCATGGATATATGGTTTCAAAAGGGAAATGGTACAATGGCCAGTCAAATAAATTGATTGCAATAACAGAACATTTGCCAAATGAGAGACTTAATACTGAAGTAGTTGTGAACTCTAATGATTTCAACATCAATAAAGAGTTTAGTGATTTAAATTATCAAAATAAATTTACATTCAAATTAACCATAACAGATTACTATGGACAATCTGTAATAAGAGAATATATTTTGCCAGGAAGCCAATGGACAGCGCTTTTTGGTAAATTCACATCTCTGTTTAGAATGATTCATGTTAAGAAAACTCCTAATGTACCATGCGGCATATATAACGAAGGTGATCTATCAACGCTAGGTAGAACATACGCTAAAGGTGGGCTTGCCGTTGGCGGCGATGATACGTTTATTGTGAAAGAATTTACGGCTGATGTCCAAGCAATAAAAGGACAACAGGCAGCATATATAAGTGTTCCATACACTATTCCTACAGGATATAAATTGCTTTGTTTTTATGATGCACACACAGTTACATGGTGCATAACAACAATAAAGAATGTAAGTGCTAATGCAATAATGACACACGTATATAACTGGTCTACGCCGAATGATATAACACCAAAAAGTAAAGTGGTTGTTAGCGGACTGTTTGTTAAGTCTGCATAGAAAGGGAAATAATGCTTATAGATGGTTTAAAATTTACTGAAATCCCAAGTGGCAATAAAAGCGTTGTTACATTTCAACGTAAGGTGTTTGAAAACCTAAAGCCACTAATTGATAGTTTTGAAGTTGGTGTTATACATGAAATAAGTTTTGATGACGAGAGTATCACACACAAAATGTACACTGAGCCAATGACGTTTTCTAAAAGCGATGATAGTTATACTATCTCTTTTATTTTGTCTGACGTTCCACAGAAAGATATTGATGCTAAAAACTTTAATGATGTGAAGCCATTAGTCAATGATTGCTTACAGACAGCAAGCATTGAAACTGTAAAGAAATACATATCATTTCTGAATGTTTGGACAGCTGGAACACGATACAAAAAAGGGCAAAGGGTATCCTATAAAAACGTGCCGTATAGCGTTATATCAGACGTTACAGCAGAGGAAGCGAAAACGCCTGATGTATCAGAAAAACTGTACGAAAACTTACTGAAGAAAAAGCAAGAAATAAAACCATGGAACGAAAAGACTGCCTATAACAAAGGTGACTTGGTTATCGCACGTGGAATTGTGTTTATATCCAACATCAATAATAACAAGGGAAATGAGCCAGGTTTTGGCTCTACTTGGGATTATTACAAAAATTAAATATTGCTATTAAGGCGACCAATATGGCCGCCTTTTTAGATAGAAAGAGGATGAATTATGAATGAAGATTTGGCGTTAACAACAGAGCAGTTAGAAGAATTAAGCAACAATAAAGCAGAGAAAGTAGAGGAATAATTTATGGGATATTCAGCTTTAACTAATGTAGCAATCATGAGTCCTAATCATTCAGGATCACGCTACAATTCAATTTCAAAGATTACTATTCATCATATGGCTGGCAATCTTTCAATCGAGACGTGTGGCAACGTCTTTTTAAATCCAAACAGACAAGCATCATCCAACTATGGAATCGGATCAGATGGTCGAATCGCATGTTATGTCGATGAAGAAAATCATCCGTGGACATCCGCCAACTGGGATAACGATGATTGCGCAATTACTATCGAAGTTGCTAATAGCGAGACTGGTGGCGATTGGCCAATCAGTCAAGCAGCATACGCTTCTTTAATTCGTTTGTGCGCAGACATCTGCAATCGCTACGGAATCTATCCTTATTACGACGGGACACCATCTGCAACATTGACAGAGCATTGTATGTTTGTGGCTACAAATTGCCCAGGTCCTACGATTCATAGTATGCAGGTCAACCATGTCATTGAAAATGACATTCGTGCAGCTATGGCAGGTGGCGCAGTTACCCCGCAACCAACAACATCAGTGAGTGGAGACATTGAAGACTTAGCACTTAGAGCAATTGCAGGTGAGTTCGGCAATGGTGATGCAAGACGTGCCGCGTTAGGCGATATGTATAGTGCTGTACAAGCACGCATCAATGAAATGTATGGTGGTGTTACAGCTACGATTGACTATTCTATTGATGCTATTGCATATCGTGTCATTGCTGGCGAGTTCGGCAATGGCCAAGACCGTATCAATGCATTAGCTGCAGCAGGATACGATAACGTAGCAGTGCAACAGCGCGTCAATGAGATTCTTCAAGGCGGCGATAATACAGCTTCAGCACAGGATGATATGAGTGCTATTGCTGAAGCGGTCTACCGTGGTGACTATGGCAATGGACAGGATAGAATCAATGCTCTACGTGCGGCTGGATACAATCCAGATGCAGTACAGCGCGCAGTAGAGCAAATCTACTACGGTCTATAAAACAGGAGGTGTCTAAATGAAGGATGGAATCAATCCTGTATACATTAGCCTTCTGATTTCTCTTGTTGGTCTAGTTGCTACCATTTGGAGCGTTAATTCAACAATTCATAAGGGCAACAAAGACCAAGCTAAGGAGTTAGCCGAAGAGTTAGGGAAAATGAACGCGAACATAACCTACGTAAAAGAAGGAATCACAGATTTAAAAGCCACAACCAGAGATGTAAGTAACCGGGTTATGTCTCTGGAAAATCGTTTAGCGCAAACGGAAACATCCGTAACATTTCTAAGCGATAGAATTAGACAAATTGAAGAAAGAAG